CCACCTACAGGTACAGGCCCATCTTTAATAACAAAATAATCTGTTCCACCAGAACTAATTAATACAGTTACATTAATTGAAGCTGTATGTTTATTAACACATCTAATAGATACTATTGCATCATCACTATTAGATGTAACTAATGTAGTTGGTGAACTAGAGTTATTTGATATTGAGCTTGCAAAATTTCTTTCAAAGTCTTGTGCCATCTATTTCTCCTTTATAACGCGATAGACATAGCTGTCGCGAATCCTTTCGTTGCAAATCCACTGGTATCAACAGCTACAATAGCGTTCCAAGCAGATCCATCATAATATTTAAGTACATTACTTGTAGTATTAAAGTATAAATCACCAGCATTCAAGGCATCTCCATCATTATCTACTGTAGGATCAGATGATTTAGCTCCTAAATAAATATCATCAAAAGCATCAGCAGAAGCAGCAGCGGCAACAGCACTAGCGGCAGCAGCAGTAGCAGACGAAGCTGATTCACTAGCTTTCGTAGTAGCTGTAGTTGCTTGAGTTGTTGCTGTAGTAGCTGATGTAGCAGCTTCACCAGCTTTGGTAGTTGCTGTAGTAGCATGACCAGATGCAGTAGACGCTGAAGATGCAGCGTTTGTTGCAGATGTAGATGCTTCACTTGCTTTGGTTGTAGCTGTAGATGCAGAGCTAGTAGCAGATGTTGCAGATGATGCAGCATTAGTAGCACTTGTACTAGCCTCACTAGCCTTAGTCGTTGCAGTTGATGCAGAACCACTAGCACTTGTTGCAGAACTAGCAGCAGCTGTAGCAGAACTAGCTGAAGCTGTAGCAGAAGTTGCGGCTTCACCAGCTTTGGTAGTTGCTGTAGTAGCATGACCAGATGCAGTAGTTGCACTAGAAGCAGCAGCAGTAGCTGAAGTTGCAGCAGCACTAGCTGAAGTTGTTGCTGATGCAGCATCTACTAATAAATCCCACTTTGCAGAATCTGTATTTGTAGTTAAAGGTTGTGATCCTGATGATGTATGAGCAGTGTTTGCTATAAATATATTATTTGTAGAAGTATCTTTTACTATATCTCTTTGTACATATGATGTACTAGCTGACCAATTTCCTTTAAAATTACCTATTTCTTGAGAAAATAAAAGACTATTACCAGCACTATTTACTGATAATATTTTATCAGCTACTAGTTCAGGAAATACTAATCCAAATGCAGTAGATGTTGTAGAAGAAGCTCTAGGAGATAAATTAATATCTACTCCTTGTTGTTGCATCATTGCAACAAGTTTATCTAATTCTGTATTTAAAGAATCTATAGGAAATACACCAGTAGTAGCAAAATCAGTTGATCTAGCTATTGGTACATTTCTTGTAATTGTGTATTTATCGTTTAAAGTTGCTCCACCACCAAGTGTAATAGAACCACCCCCAGTAACACCAGCTCCTGTAACAGAATATTGTGATGCACTAGAAGGACTTGCAGCTTTAGTTAAAGTTGTATTAACACCACCAGCATTAGTATTAACTACTACTAAATCATTATCACCAAAGAACTCAAAAGGAACTGTAAATGATGTTTGTCCAGACGTAGCTGTATATTGTATTCTAGGTGATATGTCTGATATTGTTATTGCCATTTATCTTAATACATTTTTTTCTAATTTATCAAATAGTGAATCCAAAAACCATACATTCTGGAATGGTACTAGTCTACGCACATTACGAGCTGTGTGATGATTGTACTTACCTGTACCCCATGTCCACATAATATCTGATATATTAGATATTTGACTAGCTGTTGGCCCTAATACATCAGGAATAGGATTGTTTAATATATCTTTGTAAGTACCGTATGGTTTTTTACCACCTAATAATGGTCTTAAACCAATTTCATTATTACCTAATCTTTCAATAGCATTATTAATATCTGAAAAAATACCACCTAAACCTGATCTATCAAATCCATCTACTAGTTTTTGACCAAGTGGTTTTTTACTATAATCTCTACCAAATTGTTTTTGTCTAAACGCATCTACCATCATACCACCAGCCATTAACAACAATATACCTTGCATAAAATTTGTGTCTTTTTCTTGTAATCCACGCATTAACATTCTTTGTGTAGCCGCTGCACCAAATTTTTTAAATTGTGAAATAGCACCACCCATTTCTGTATTGGCCCATAATGGTACATCTCCTTTACTTGGAGTAACAATATCTACATTAACTTGTTTAGATAATCCTTGATGATATATTTCAGCAGCTTCTTTTGCTTTAGGTGTGTCATCCCAAGCATCACTATTAGCTACACGCATATGTTTAAATTCATTTCCATCTGCTTTACTAGATATTTTACCATTTTTACCTACACCATGTTTTTGATATTGTTTATATATTTCTTTAGCAATATCATCTGTAATACCTAAGAAGTTCATTCTAGCTCTATTTAATTTAGAAATAGGTTTACCTAATGCTATTTTTTCTACATTTTCTATTATTCTAGTACCATTAAAGAATCCAGCCATTGTTTTAACTGATGCGTTCCAAGGGTTACTTGCATTTAAAAATGTAAAATAAACATTACCTACTTTACTCATACCTCTTTCCATTTTATTAAATACACCGAATGCATCTTCTAATCCATACATACCCATAGCTCTTGAGCTATCTATCATGTCTAAAGCTTCACCACCTAATTGTGTAGAGTTTTTAGACATCTTTAATATTTCTTTAGCCATACCACTTTGGAACATTTCAGTTTGTATTTTAAATGTTTTAGTCATACCATTAATCATAACTAATCTAGCTGTATCTACTACTTGTGCTATACCAGTAAGCATAGTAGTAGCATTATATAATTTCATCATTCTTAAACCTCTACTAAAGGTTCTATTAGGATCATAAGGCAAACCATATGTTCCTCTAACTAAATGTATAGAAGCATCTATATCTTGTAGATTTTTAATTTGTTGTTTTGTTAAAAAACTACTTAATGGCAAAGCATTTTCATCAAATCTTTGATTATAATACATATCGTACTTTTTGTTTTTTCGTAACATTTCATCACTAATTTGAATTATACCTTGTTGGTAACTGTTATCTGGTGACCAACGTGTTCCATATCCCATAGGATCACCAAATACTTTTGTTAATTCTATGTCAGGAACTACTTGATTAAAGTAATGTCTTTGTAGAAGCATTATATCATCTTCCATAAATCCTTCTTTCATTAATCTAGTATAATCAATATTTAAATCTCTACCTAGAAATCTACTCGATATTTTATTAACTTCTCCTAATGCTTCTTCTGGTATTTCATTTAATACGTCATCAATTTGTCTAAGTCTAAGAGTAGGTTGATACTGCATAAATGATTCTATAATATCATCAATAATATCTGGAGCATTTCCATTTTTCATCATCCATTCTTCTTCTTGTGCTTTTGTCATATTAGGGCTTTTCTTTAATAATGACGGATTTCTTGCAGCTAACTTTTCTAATTCTTCTCTCATTATTTGTTTAAATAGTTCTGGATTAGCATCAATAGCATCTCTTTTATATAATGGGTTAATGTAATTTTTTCTAAGATGAATACCTTTAGTTTCCATTAAAGTTAATTTAGCTTTAAGCTTTCTTCTTAATACTATTAAATCTTCTAGTTTTTGTAGTTTTTTCTTATTTGTAACTGCTTTCCTACCTTCAATACTACCATCCATTTGTTTAATAAACATATCAAGTCTATCAATTTGATATTTATGCCATGCTATAGAAATACCACTTTCTTGATATTCTTTACCTAATGGAGCATAAAACAAATCTTCTGTATGTTTTGCAGCTGCTTTTACTTCAGGAATAGCTGGTGCATCTGGATTTAGTCTAGCTCTTGTAACAGCTGAAGAAAACTCTCTCGGTGTCATAACACCAGTTTTATCAAGTCCTGTACCAATTTTAGTATTAACAACTTTTTCTAAAAATCTTTGTTCGTTTTTACCTAATCTTTTTAAGTAAGCATTGTATTCAGACATAACTGCATCATCACTTATTTTAATCATGTAATGTCTTGATTTAATTTTTCTTTCAATAGTAGGAGCAGAAGGTACTCCTTCAAAGTTACCTCTAGTTAGTAATGGATTTTCTAATACTGTAGTAATAAAATCTTGTTCTTCTAATCCACCTTTCTCTAACACTCTAAATAATGGAGTAAATCCTGATTTTTCTCCAAGATAACCCATACCAGTAGGTTTAATTTGATTTGCTTTAATCCATTCTGCTTCTGTTCTTATAGGTTGTGTAGCACCAGCACCAACAGATCCTTCTTTATAAATACCACCACCTACATATTGACTATTAGAATAATGTGTGTCCATATTATCTAACTTACTAGCCGTATCATCAAACTGTTTACCAGCTAATTTATTGTTTATAGCTGGGAATAATGCTGGTAATATAAAACCACTAGCTGATATTAAGGCTGTTTCTTCCCATGTTCTTGTAGTGCTTAAACCTTGTTTAGCCATTTCTTCTGTAGTTATTAATCCACCAACTTTACCTGATCTCATTAATCTAGTACCAGTAAACATAAAACTACCAGCTTTGGTAAACATAAACAAACTTGATGGATCAGTTAGTCCACCTAATACTCTACCTACAATATATGAAGGTGAACCATTTGCTTTTTTACTATCTTCTATAAAGTCTTTAATTAATTTACTTGTATGTTTTTTACTTTTACTGTGTAGAAAATTTCCAATATAAGGCTCAAGTCCTTTTACTTGTCTATCAAAAAATATGTTATATGTTTTGTCAGTAACAAATTCTGTATCATCTTGTGCAACAGAAGCATCTACAATATATTTAAAAGCTAGACCAAAAATGTTTTCGTCTGCCCATCCAGCACCAACATCTCTTACATCTTGAAAATAATTTAATGGTTCAGTTGGATCTGGTCTACCACTAATATTAGGTTTTGCTTGACTAATATCTCCTACTGTAGAAAACTCACCCATTTAGTCTAATAAAGATTTATTCTTTTTTTGTATTTGTGGTGATGTTGTAACTTGTAGATCAGGGAAATAAGTCATTTGACCTTGTGACCATGCAGTAATAAATTCTGCTACATCTCTCATCATAGTTCTAAATCCACCATATCCTATTGCAGCTTGTCCTTCTGCATCATTCCATAATTCATTTAACAATGCTGGTTCATATTGTTTAACATCAGCAGCAGTTGCACCTGAGTAAAACTCATCTGTGCCTTCTTTATAACTTCCAAAACTACCAATGTATTTCATATCACCAGTTTTAATAAACTGATTTAATGCTTTTTGAAATCTTGGCCCAATCCATGAAGAACTGTTATATGCTAATTTAACTAGAGCTACAGTTAAGTATGCGTTTTTATTTGATGCTAAATCATCTATACCAGTAATACTTTGTACTAATTTTAATTTATCATCTAACATTTTCATCATAACAATGTTGTTATCTTCTCTAGTAATTGTTTGTTCACCAGTTAATAATTTATCAATATCGTAACCAAGTTCTGTTAATTGTGCTTTAACAGTTGGATCTTTTAACGATAATCCAGTACCAATAGTAGGATCACCATTTTCTGACATCATAAGATCATATTCTGCTTTTTGTATTTTACTACCTTCAGTAACCATTTCTACTGGGCCACCACCACCAGCTCTAGTACCAACATTAAATGTTTTGTTTCTATCTCCTGTAAAACCAGAATCATATGCTTGTGCATAGAAACCACCTTCTTGTTTGTTAATAGTGTCCATTAATAAGTTTGTTGCTGTATTTTGATATCCCATAGCTGTTTGCTCCTTGCCTGAAAATTGTGTAGCTAGATTATCATCAAATACTCCAGCTTCTTTTTGTTGTTGATATGTTAAAAAAGCAATTTGATTTTCTTGTAATTGTCTTTCTACAGTATTCATATCAATACTAACATCAGGTAGCCATTCAATATCATTAAACATTCTACCTAAATCTTCTATTCCATTTTTACCTTTGTTATATCCATTATACACAAGGTTAAACATACCTTTTAATGTTTGCATAACTAATGGTTGTTCTTCTATATTTGCAAATCCATATGTTTTAAAAAATGTATCTGCTTTAATATTTTGACTTTTCCAATTTTGCCATGCTGTATTTTGGAAATCTGATCTAACACCACCTAATGTTAATGATGCATTTAGTTCTCTATTAGCTTCAGGTTTAAATCCTGATTCTGGATTGTTAGGATTATTTAATGCCATAAATATTCCATCTCCATCTAAATCCATAGATATTCTATATGTTGGATCACCTATACTTGTTGCATCATAATCAAATCTAATTTTTTTGTTATCCATAAGACCTAGTATATTTTCAGCTGTAAAAAAATCAGAACTTAATCCAAGTGCTGCTCTTTCTCCATCAGTCATATTTAATCCTCTATTAACTATAGTCAGTGTTGCATCTGTTTTAATTTCATCTTCTGATAAACCTTTTGACATATAGGTTTTAAACATAGGATATTTTACTAATTCTCTAGTCATTATATATTTTCATCATATCCATAACCCATAGTTCTAATAGTATTTAGAATGTAAGGTAATTGTTTTTCAAATGCTTTTTTAATACTATCTTCTGTCATTAATACTTTATATGTTTGATTATCAAACATACTAGCTACTCTTACAAATATTTGTTCTCCAGCTTCTTGCATAACTAAATTAAAAGATGGCTGTAAATCTTTATCTCTACCCATAATATTAAATTCATTATTACCAGTTAATAAATCTGTATCTGCAAAACCAAACCCCCACCAAGGGCCATCTTCTTGTTGATCTTCAAAAAAGTTTTCCATCATTCTATTAAAGTCTGTACTACTTTCTCCTATAACGTTATTCATAAATTCAATTTTTTCATCTAGTACAGTTTGTTCTGGATATGTTTTACTAACCCATTTTTCTATAATTAATTTTTCATATTCACCTACATCTAAGTTTAAATCATTAATTTGTTTTTCTGTAAGATCAGCTATTTTATTATTTAATCTACCTACTTTTTGCAATTCTTCATTTAATTCTACTAAGCTTGCAAAATTTTTATTACCTTCACTATCTCCAAAAGCTAATGGTCTACCTTTTGTTTTAGAAAGATTATTTGCAAATTCAGCCATATTTCTTAATTCTTGTCTATCTGCTTGTTCTTCAAAGTTAAAACTATCCATACTACTAAAATAGTTTTCTAATACACTAGGAACTTGACCATATACCCTAGATAGTTCTACTAATGAGTTAGTTACAATATTGTTGCCTGTTGCTCCTGATGCTACTACAGTAGATAAATCCATATTGTTAAAAACACTTTGCGTAATATTATCGTCAAATTCAGGAGTAGTAGAAATAATTGAAAACATTTGTTGCATCATAGCTTTATCTTTTAGTTCTTCTTGTGTTATTTCTATACCTAAATCATTTAAATATTTTGTTTTATTAAAAATTAAACTATTAACATCAAATTCAGTCATATTTGAATTAACTTGATAATTACCTGATTCGTTTTTTCCATAAGAACTAATTTGTCCAGATAGGTCTTGAACTTGTACTGTTAAAGTATTTATATCTATTAATCTATCAAGTTGATCTTCTGTTAAATTATTATTATTTGCTATTACTCTTATTTCTTCAGTAGATTTAGTAAATCCATCTTCTATTTCAGCAACAGTGCTTTGCACTACTACTTCTTTATCTTGACTTAATATTATATCTTGTTTTTTTATATTCTTTTCATTTACAACATTCCATGAATTTATATATTTTTCTACACTTGTAATGATACCAGCTCTATCTTCTCTATTAGTATTTACATATACACTAGCATCATCTGTATCGTGATTAGGTTTATCTATATATTTTGTTCCCCATAGTTGATATTGTTTTAAAACTTTAGAAACTTCTGTTTCATAGTTATCTGGTATTCCACCCATTTGTTGTATGTATGCTGTATCTAATGCTTGTGCATTGTTTAAATCCTTAGCTGTTAAACTAATTAATCTTTGTGTTTCAAAACCTAATTCTAATGTTTTATTAAATTCTTCTGGCGTTCCAAATCCTTTTTGTGATGCTAGTTGTGATTGTATACTTGCATCATATGAATTATATAACTTTTCATAATCAGCCATAGTATCTGCCATTTCAGGTAATAAACTTTGTGTCCAGTAATCTTGAAAATCACTAGGTGGTTTAGTCATTATAATTGAATTTCTTTGTGCTATAAAATCTTTATAATTATTTGACCAATTACTAATTTCTAATATAGTTTTTTGTGATTTAGCTTCTTGCCAAATTTGATCTCCATATTCAAATGCAATATTCCCTATAAATTCTTTTGCATAATTTTTAAATCTATTAGGAGCTTCATTAACAAGAGAATCTCTATAACTATTAGTTGCTTTTGTAAAACCATCAGGATCTTCAAAATGTACTCTTGAAAGATTTAATAATGCTTGTCTACTTTTTAATTTAAAATCTGTTTTCCAAGATACTTCTTCTATATTAGCTTGACGTTCTGCAAATACATCTAATACCTTAGATGCACCTTCAGCTGCTAATCCTAAAGGATTCCCTACATTAGCTGCATCTACTACGCCCATTCTGCTCTGTATAGAGCTTACTGTTGCTTTATTTTGTTTTTCGCCTGATGTTAATGCCATTAATAATCGCTTCCATAACTAGGATCAAAGTTTTCATTTGTTGGTGTTTTATATGTACTTTTAGTATTAGTGCTTGTTGATCCATAATATTTATAATTTCCATAACCATTTACTAAACTAGCTATAGCAGAAGTATAACCACCAAATGTTACTGCTTCCATTCTAGCTTGGTTTTCAAATGCCATTTGTCTATATTTTAAATTAACTGATTTTCCCATAAGTCTAATATCAGCTATATCTTTATTTCTATTTTTTATAATTTGTTTATTCATATTTAAAAAAGACATACTATCATCTGCATATCCAGCTATAGATTGATACGCTAAGTTATTGGCTTTTTCTTTTTCAGAGTACTGCCTTCTTGCATTTTCTTCTTGTGCTGCTGCTAATGCAGCCATTTTTGATTCTGTTTCTAATCTATATTTTTCTCTATTTAATGCAGCTTGTTGTGATTTCATAGATGAAATCGTACCTACAGCTGTAATACCAGCTGATATTAATATTAATGTTGCTGCTATTGCTTGACTACTCATGCGAACTGTATCTCCATTGCTAAACCTAATACCTTTAATGGTAATGGGCTATCTTGCGATATTGTTATTGTTGGTGATTTACTATATCCTAAAAAGGTAAATTCTTTTTTACCACCAGAAGATGATAAATCACTACCTATAGTAAAATCGGCTTGTTGTATTATTAGTTCTTTAGAAGTTAAATCAGCAGCTTTCATAGTTACATCTAATCCTCCAGAAATATCTATTATAGCTTTATTAATCCTTCTTGGTTGTCCTGTCAATGGCCCAGTATCAATTTCTTTATCAATAGGCATTGTTTCTAATATAGGTGTAAAGTTATATCCTACTCTAACACCAGTAATTTGAGGAGCATTATTTAGAGTAATTCTGTTATTACTATCTACTGTATAAGAACCTAACGCACCATTTCCAAAAACAGCTTCTACAACATTAGTTGGTTCATAAATACTATTAACAGTATGAATAAAACCTTTTACTATTGTAATTACAGCATTATTTGTTGGAGTTGCTGCTAAATCTTTATCTAATTGTAATCTATATTCATTACTTCCTAATTGTGTTACAGCTTGAATTGCATATTCAGTAGCATTCCCAGCTATAGTAAATGTTTCAAGAATAGATGGTGCAGTAGTAATTCCATCAATAATTAAACTACTACCAGTTTGACTACCACCTTTGACTAATGGTGTTCCTTTTTGAAATACAGTTGTTGTTGTACTACAGTCTAAAGTTATAGAATCATCATTACCAAATTTTTCTAACAAATATTTAGTTCCTGATGGTAATATTCTTTTAGTAACTACAAATAAAAATTCATTAATAGATGTAATACTGTGAAATTTATCATTTGTTTTAGTATTCCAAATAGTCCAACCAGCTATTTTCTCATCTCTAATACTATGAAAAATAGCTATTTGACCATCTAAATTAGTTCCACTATTTAAAAAAAAAGCAAATTGCTCTGGTCTTTCTTCGTTACCAGTCATCATTGTAATATCTTTAGGATTATCAATTACTTGAGATGAAAGTACAGAAATACTATTTGATTTATAAGCTTGTTCTAAATCAGAAAAAACGAACTCACGAATTGATTTACCATTTTTAGATGTAAATATTGTAGCACCATCAAAAGGTATTGGTCTTGATCTATTACATCCATAAGGTGTTTGTCTAAGGAATGCTATACTAGCTGGTGTAATAGCACTGTCATTACTTTGAGGAATATAATACTCACCTGAATCTGTAAAAATTTGTAAGTTTCTACCAGATATTAAATGTCTAATTTCGTTTACTGTATCAGCTGTAATGTTTACATTAATAGCTTCATTAGCTAATCCTGTTCCTAAATCAAAACTAAAATATCCACCTATTTCAGAAGCAATAATAACTGAAGGATTATCTCTAACACCACCAAACCAAAGTCTATTATCGTGAAATGTAACTGCTTGTGGAAATCCTCTAACAGTAGATATTAATTGTTCTTGCCAATCAGCATGAGGGCCATTAGTAACTGTATCTTCTAAAACAGTAACAGTTACTTCAGTAGCACTTGTATATCCAGTTACAAAAACTTGTTTACTATTTACTGTTAAATATGTGTTTACATAACTAGCACTAAAAGCACTAGCACTAGCTGTTAATGTTCTTCCTGTGCCAGTAGCGTGAGCAGATAAAGTAACTGTAATAGCAGTATCTGCATATTTATAAAATGGTTGTAGTGTCTTGTTTGCTCCACCTACACTTACACTATCATCTTCTTCAAATGTATATAAACTAACTGCAAAAGTAGAGGCTGCAGTTCTTTTGATTTGAACTATAGGATTACTTCTATGACAAATAAAAACTGTATCAGCAAACTGAGCATAACTTAATTCAAATAATTGTGCTGTAGTCCAGTTACAGTTTGAAGTAATATTACTAGCTATTGCTGTACCACTAGAGTTATAAACATCTAATCTATTGTTTGATAATGCAAATATAGCTACTTCATCTTCTGCAAATATAAATGGAATTATTCTAGACTCTGCTGGTAACTCTGCTGTAAATTGCGTTGCTGGTCTACGCATAACACCACCTTCATCTAAGAGATACCAGTTCTTACATTGTCTAGCACCTTCAAAGTATGCTTTAGCATCTGTTCTAGCGTTTAATAGAGGATTAAGTTCTCCAGCTGAAAAGTTGGTAAATACTTGTCTGACTTTTCTTGGCATTAGTAATTAACAAGTCCACTTCGACTGCTCCTTCTTTCAGCTATGAATCTAGTAGTATTTAACTTTTTAGTAGTAGTTTCTAGAGATGCTATATTTCTTGCTCTAATAATTTGTCTTTCTGCTTTAGCTTCATAAGCATTAATCATAGATGCATCTCTGCCTAATGATCCACCAAATGCACTAGCTAATCTATATATTAAAGCTAGTCTAAAATAAGTTGGGAACAAAGATTCATCTTGTCTAAATACATAGTCCATATAAACTTTACTTTCAGATCCATAGCCATTTAAATAAATTTTATCTTCATATCTTGAATAGGGTATTGGATTATCATTATTAGTTACAGTTACTATAGTAATAACAGCTGGGTTTGCTGGCATCTGATATGCATATTCATATCTTGATGTTGGAGCATCAGCTAATAAAGATAATTGTTTTTGGCCCATAGCAAAACGCCATGAACATTCTGATAGTGTAGATTCAACTACTTCTTCATAAATAGTGTTTGTAATTAATGCTTCTGTAGAATTGTCTGTAAATGATGAAATAGGATTAGCTCCTACCATGACTAAAGCTCTTGATGCAATATCTACTTTAGTTACTGCCATTTATACCTGTGGAATTAATACTGATAAGTTTTTACCAGTTATATTTGTAATTCCATATTTATCATTTAAATAATTTAATCTTGCCATAAACTCTTGTTTTTCTAAATATGATGGATTAGTTGATAAAACTACGCTTTCTAATACTGCTAGATTTTTTCTTACATCATTAATATCTTTTTCTGATAATTGTTTAGATGAAAAAACTGCATTTTTACTTGCATCTTTAAATGTTGTACTAAATCTACCATCAGTCATTCTTTTAATATCATACTCTGATTCCTTTGGTGTAGAAGATTTTAACATAGATGCTGTAAATGCAACAGTTGCAGCTGCTCCTAAAGCACCACCAATTAAACCACCTTTTTTTAAACCTTGTATTGGATCTTTTGATATACCAGCACCTATACCAGCACCAACACCAGCACCCATAAGAGTAGGAGTTGCAGCAGTTGCTAAACCAACAGCACCAGCACCTAAAGCACCAGCAGCACCTACTTGTCCAGCTGCTCTAACATTCTTTCTAACATTTGGGCCTACTTTTCTACGAGCAGATACAGATGCAGTTCTAGCAGTTTTTTTGGTTTTTTTTAAAACTGTTTTTGCTTTTTCTTTTACTTTTTGTACAGCTGGTTTTGCTTTTGCCATAGCAGTTTTACCAACTTGAGTAGCTTTTGCAGCAGCTCCTGTAACAGCTCCTGAAGCAGCTACTTTTGCTGCACCTGACTTAGCTGCATTTTTTAATTTATTTGTTTGTTCTGTAGTTACATTGATTGCTTTTTTAAGCTTTTTATTTTTAAGTAATTTTTTTGCTAATGCTCTTGCTGCTATTGCTATTGCCATTTTTTATCCTTTATCAGTGGGGGATTTCTCCCCCACTTCTTAATTATATTATGCTAATATTACAGTTGTAACAGTAGAAGTACTTGAAGCAGATACAATTAAAATATCTACTACAGCATTTGATCCACCACTATTTACAATTATAACATCTCCAGCAGTTAAATCAGCATTAGATAATAAGAAATAATCTGCATCATCTATAGTGCCAATAGCATCTCCATCTGTGTAATACCATAAAGAATTAGTATCACCCATTTGAGTTGCTTTTTTAACAGGATTGTCTAGTGCATATGCCATTGATTACTCCTATTCTGCACACTTCTGTATGCGAATACCATTGGTGTCAATTAAGATTGAACCCATTGATAGGTATGATGTTAATAGATGAGCTACTTTCTCAGGAATGTAGTTTACTTCAGTTCTTACTTCTGAACCTACGCCTAAACCCATTGAGGATTTATGCCAACAAATAGTATGTCTATCTGTTGATCCAGATGTATCAAGACCTGAGTGAACGAATGTTAAGAATCCTAAGAATCTTTTAGCTGTATAGTTCATTCCAGCAAAAGGTAATTGACCTGGGCCAATATAGTCAAGGTTTGACCAGTTATCTTCTGCTAATAGATCGCCCCATTGATTTGGGCCTATTGCCCAATATCTTTGGTCATCATCAGGAACTTCGTTTGTTCCAAATAATGCTTGCATATCTTTGAATTTAGCTACATTCATGTCAGTTGCTAATCCAGCTGTACCATTTGCACCAGCATTGTTTGCTACTTTAGTAGCAGAATCCATAGCTGTTGTAATAATACTGTCAGTCTTACGACCAAGAGCATAAGCTGCGTTGTTTGCAATTACTGCTCTTTCGTCAATGTTGGTTTTCAACTCGTCTAATTTATCCACATAGTCAGATGCATAGTAATCAGCAAGTGTTGCTGTTACGTTAGTGTGTGAAATGTTCATCGCTACAACCTCTGCATGTCTAGCTTTAGTTGTTGCTTCTCCTGTTCCTACTTTTTGGAACTTAACAGATTCACCTGATACACCATTAACTGTACGAATTAAATTTTTAAGTTTACTACCCATTCTTTGGTATGCCATATGTACCTCAGCTTCAAACTGGGTAATAAAAGCATTGTTTATAGTTGCACTCATTTTAACTCCTTTAAGTTAGTTAGTTTATGTAAAAAGATTATCTCTTTTGGAAGCAATCGTTATCCTAATTAGGGCGATCCTAATGCCATCTGAGGTCTTATTAAGCTATCAGTTACATAGATAACTAATTAATTCAACGCACAAATTTAAATGATTGTATATTTTCTGTAGGTATTACAGTCAAATCGCCTATATCTGTATCATTGTAGGACATATAAATGATTGTAGAACGTTTGTTTTTTTCTAATAAAAAACCTTCTGTAGTATTTATTGCTGGTTTGTATAATTTAGCTTCACTAGGAGAGAGCCATTCAGCATGGCTGATAGCATCTCTCCAGAGTATCTTAACTTTTTTACGCTTTGTTTGAGTATTTTTCGTAGAGGTCAGTAACTTTTTTAATGTATGCTGGATCTTTTGCTCCATCTTTCCAATACCTTTCATCAGCCATCATTGATCTTAAATCTAATGGATCAAGAGAAACATCTATTTTAGTTTCTGTACTTGGTATAGGAGCATCTTTATTTAAAGACATAATTTCTTCTATAGCTTTTATTCCATCAGCTGTACTAACCATATTAGCTATAGCTGTATAACTATTTTCACTTAGATTTTTCTTTGCCCAAAGATCAGCTGATTCAATTCTTTGAACAGCATTTTCACCTAATAAATTTATCTGTGTATCTTTATCTGGTAATCCAGCTATTTCATTTTGTACAAAAGCATCTATTCCTTTGTTAAAATCTTCATTACTTAAACCTTTTGATCTAGCTGTTTCTTCCCACCATTTTAATAATGGTTGTTCTGCATCAACATCTATGTGTACTCCATCAGGTAATTCAGGCATTTGCATTTCATATTTTTCAGGTGCGTTGCCACTAATATCTGCTAATACTTCTTCTCGAATAGTACCAGCTAACTCCTCAGTTCTTTGACCTAGTTTTTTTTCTAATGCTTTGTAAGAAGCTCCAAGCTCCTCAACATTTATTTCTTTTAAATCGTTGTTCCAAAATTTTTCAGGAACGTATGATGGTATTTCTGTTTCTGTATTAGTTTCTGTATTTTCTGTTGATTGATCTTCACTCATTTACTGTACCTCTTTTTGCTTTACTTTTAATTAATCCCACTATCCATCTTTGTCCTTCTAAATGCCATAGCGTTTGGTGATTCATTTGTGGTGAACAATATGCGTTGATGGTTAGTGATTCCAAATGTTCCAATAATTTTTTGCCATCAGGCTGATTAAAAACAGAGGCATAAATCTTATCTATATCTGTTGTTTCTGTTTTATTGGACTTCTTGGTCTGTAGTTTCTCCCAACTCATTTGGTTGCATATTAGCTTGTTGTTGTGCTGATTGCAACCTTGAAACTACTTCTTGTTGTTCTTCAGAGGTTCTTACTAATTTTTCAGGTAAATTCATTTTATCTACTAAGTATCTAGCTATTTCATCTTGTTTAACTACCATGTTAAGCATATCTGGCCCAAATGTAGTTCCTAATATTTCTGAAAATCTCATTACATCAGCTATATCTTGTTGATGTTGTGCCTTAGATAATGGTGAAGTAGATACTACTTTTACCTCTCTATTATTAACTGTTGGTATTTGTATTTTACCTTGCTTAGTTAATATTCTAATTACCCTTCTTAGTAAGGGTGTTACAAACTCTGATTGTAATCTTCCGAATGATGATCCTATTTGTCGTGATAGATCAGACATTCTTTCTGCTACTTCAGTAGCTGACATTGGTGTACCTTCAGGTCTACCTAATGTCTCCATGTATAAAGCCTTTTTAATATTTGCTCTCATATCTCCTAAGATTAATTGAGCTACATCAAACCTACCAGCAGCTGGAAGTGCTTGTAATCCTCTGCTATTTGGTGCTACAGGAATTAAAGCACCGGGTTGTAATGTAATATTTTCTGGATTTATTACTCCATCATCTTCAAAAGTATATATACCAGATATACTCATTTGAGCATTTTGTAAGATGAGTTCTACTGTTAAGTTTGTAGTTTTAATTGCAGCCATAGCATTAAATACTGGGCCACGACCATAAACTTCTCCTGATGCTTTATTCCATCTAAATGCAATATAAGGATTTGCACCTACACCTTTTAATTCCTTTTCAAAAATCATTTCTTGCATATCCATACAAACTACACAGTATTTATATATTTCTTCATTAGGCTTATCGTAAACTTTAAAGACACCTTCTATTATTTTTGCTTTGCTATGACCATCATCTGAAATCTTTTTTAACATTTCTGGCGACATTTCTGCTTTAGGGTATGCAGTCATAAGATGATTATAATTAATATATCTAGTTCTAAAGATTGTATCTATTTTATTATTAGGTCCATTATTAAGCATAACTCTAGGTAAAGGTATTGCTTGAAAGTTTATTGGATTAAGACTATCACCTTCTTCTACTAATATAACAGCTGTTCCAATAGCTAAATCCATGAATGCTTCATGTATTTCTTGATTGAAGTTTGAACCACCTAGTATTTCAAATACATATTCAGTAATAGCATCTAGTTGTTCATTAACTGCTGGTATTGCATCATCTGGTATTTCTGAACCAGCTTCAAAGTTTGCCCAACGACCATAAGTTGGAACTATTCCAGCTTGTAATCTTGAGGCAAATTCTTGTACTCCTACTACAGCTGTTTCATCAAATATTTTATCTGTTCTTCTTTCTCCTATTGTTTCTTCATAAAAAGATTCTCTTTGTGGCATTGTATATTCATATGCTTCTTCATATTTATCTTTCCAATTATCAAAAATATATTCGGCATCTCTGAACTTTTTTATAAAAGAAGCTACTCTAGGATCATTACCTGAGTATGGTGCATCAGTTTCTGGGTAAGGTGTATATGGCATTAAAATGTATTATAATCCGAATCTAAAGTTCCACTTTGCATTCTACCTAAAAATGTTTTTGCTGATGATACTAAAAACTTTCTGTTAGGACTAC